CGTCGTCGACGACACTTGCCAGGTATTGCCCCACTCATTGCCGCCGACGCCGTCGCCGCAGCCGTCGCGGCCGACCCGGAAGCCGTGCAGTTCGGTGATCGTGATTGCGTAACCAGCGGCCGCAGCGATGCCGATGAAATAAGCGCGCGACTGGCCACCGCGCGCTGCCAGCTTCGCGACAACGGCAGTGCGCCGGCTGGCCAGCGTTGCGCCGTCGAGCGGCGTGATGCCGACCGAAGCTTCCCATTCGGCAATCAGATTCGTTGTCAGCGCCGGGTTGGCATCGAGCGCGGCTTGGTCAGCAGCGGCATGCACGCGCGCAAGCTCGGCAGACAAGCCGAGCAGCAGCGGGTCATCGTCGAGCCAGGCCGGGCCGGGCGGCATGAGCAAGCTCAGCGATGCCGCATACGCGTCGGACAGCATGCCGGAGACGACGGCTGGCGCTGGCGACGGCGCTGGCGACGGCGCTGGCGCTGGCGCTGGCGCTGGCGCTGGCGCTGGCGCTGGCGAGATGCTTGTACCCGTACCAAGCATCGTGACAATCAAGTTGTCGATGCTCAGGTAATAGTTAGTCCAGAAACGGAACGTATCTACATTGGCGGCGTTGATTGCCACGTAGCCAGTAGCGTCACCCAGCAAATAATTGCCGCTCGTTACCAGCGCGCCGGCGCGATATCCCTCCCACAAAATCCAGGTTTTCGCCAGATCGGTATCGCCGCTTAGCCCGCCGAAATTACCTCCCGCCACGCTGAAATTGCCACCCCCCGTCCGGACCATCGTGGCAACACCGTAATCCGCCCCCATGTACCCCAAGAAGCTGCCGCTCGCCACATCAACCAGCTGCGTGTGACTAGCATCCAAAAAATTTAGCAGGGCAGTCGTTGATGCAACGATAAAAACACCATCGACATCAGGCCAGTCGAACCCCGCATAACCCTGATAGTTCTGGATGTAGTCGATGGAGTCGAGAGACCCCGCGACAAAGCCAGGGATCGATTCGAAATCGATCGTCACGACCGCATCCGTCATCGTCAGCTCCAGGTGATCGAGCCGAACGTCGCGATCGCGCCGGCGGCAAACGTCATGTCAGCTGTCGGCGACAGCAGCGTGTGACTGGTTTCGCCCACCGCGCCCGAAATCGCATCGCTCAGCCGCGACAGCGGCAGCGTGACGCCGGGCTCGGCTTCGCGCGTGATCCAGTCCCTCACTTCGGCGGTCACCGCTGCGCGTACGGCCGCTGTATCGGGCACGACGCGGAGCGTGATGTTCAGCGGCGCGGCAGTCGGCGCGGCGACGGTCACGTCGGCCGTCACGGGGCGCACCGAGTCGATGTAGGTCTGCACCGCAGCGACCAGGGCAGCGCCCGGAATCGGGTCTGTATTGCCGTCGGCCATCACGTACAGATAGACCTCGGTCGAGCCTTCGAGGCGCCGGACGAACGCGCGCGTGATGCCGGCGATCGACGTGCACCACTCGACGTAGTCGGCATTGCTCCCGCCTTGCGGCGGCAGTTGCAGCCGGGCCATCAGCCGGGCCCGCAGCGCGTCATCGGTCTCGACATCGGCGCCGCCGGAGAGCACGCCGGTCGTGCCGGTGCTGCTGACGCCGGCAACGGGTGACAGCAGCGTCAGCACCTGCCCGGCGCCGCGGTTGCCGGCGACGCCCGCGACGGCCGCCGTGATCGCGAGCGTCAGCGTCGCGCCGGTCGCGGTCGCCGCCGCGCTGACGCTGTACTCGGCACCTTCAACCGCGCGCATGCGCGTCGTCGCGGCAGGCACCACGGCGCCGACGGTCGTCGTGACCGTGACCGTGCCGATCGCCGCGCTGGCAACCTTGCGCGTGATGCCGAAACTTGCGCACCACCAATCCAGATATTCGTCGGTCGCGGTGTAGGGCGTCGACTGCTTCAGGACGAATTCGAGATGTCCATACAAGCCGTGCGACTCGGCAGCTTGCACCCGCCCATAGACCGGCGCATCGGCGCGCCGCAGCGCATCGTCGTTGCCGAGCCGCGCGAGGATGTCGGCAGTGATGCGATCGATCAGCGTCGCGAAGGTGGGACGGTCAAACATTGAGAGCACTCCAGACATCGGCGAAGCGCAGCACCAACGGCGATCCGCCGGCGCTGCGGTAAATGCTGACCGTGAGCCCGAGCGCGGTCGTGCCGGTGCGCACAGCGACGGCATCGGCGCGCGTGGCGACGCCATCGGCGACCAGCCATTGCAGGCCTTCCGTCCCGTATTCCGTCGCCAGCTCGACAGTGCGCACGGTCAGCGTGCTGCGCCCAAGCAGCCAGAGGCGCGACCCGATCTTGTCGCCGGGCACATCGGGCCATGTGTCGCCCCACCAACCACAGCGGTCGGCGCCGGGCAGCACGTCGTCGGGCAGCGCGCGACGCCAGGTGAACAGGCTGATGATCACGGCGCGGATCAGCCGCGCGTCGGGATGCATGCCGATGTCGACGGTCTGGCCATCGACCAAGAAACTTGCCGGTGCGGAGGTCGAGAGCATCGTCAGGCCTGCTGATCCGTGACCGCACTGACGACGCTGTCGCTGCCGCTGTGCACGTTGTGCACCGGGTGTTCGTGCACGTTGTGGATCTCGCGCATGCCGCGCGCGCTGTGCAGGCCGCCGGCGTCCGACACGTCGCCGGCAGCGGTGACATTGGCATCGGTCGTGATGTTGCCAACGGCGGCAATCGTTGCGTCGGCAGTCACCGGGCCGGTGATGTGCACCGCGCTGTCGATGGTCACAATCGGCGTATCGCCGATCGAAATCGGCAGGCCACCGCCGCGCACGACGATGCCGGCGCGCGTGAGGTGCACTGACTGGCCAAGATCGTCATGCACGGCGACTTCGCCTTCGGCCAGGCCGGTCATGCGAAACCGCCGATCTCCCGCGACGATCACCACGCCGTGCGAACGGTCCCCGTCCAGGAACGCCGCAACAACTTCGGCGCCGGCATGCGGGCTCGACGTGAACCCGTAAGGCTCGACGTGATCGACATCGGCCTGCACCTCATCTGCCAGCAGCTGCACTTGCAGCCGTTGCAGCTTGCCGCCGGCATTGCCGAGCGTGACGACGCCCCTCGCGAGCATGTTGCCGATGCGTCGCGACATCGGCCCGAGCATTTTCGCGACCATGCGCTCATTCGACATAGGTCACCTTCTTCGCCTTTTTCAGCGCATGCACGACGACCGGCGCGATGTAACCCGCCTTCGGCCCGACGCTCAGGCGGCAGAGTTCCTTGCCGTCACCGAGCGAGTACGCGACTTCGGTGATCAGCATTTCGGTATCCCAGCCGAGCACGCTGTCGCGCACCTGGACAAGCATATTCGGCGTCCACAGGGCACCGCTGCTTTGGCGCCAACCCTGCACTTCGTAGGTCGATGCAGCGGCGCGCGCTTTGCGGTGATCGCGTTCGTAAGTCGCGCGATCGGCGACCTTGCCGCCATCGCCCTGCCCCGACTGCTTGATGATCAGCACGCGCGGCCGCAGCACCTTGTCGTCGACGGCGGTGCCGCTGGAGTGGTACTTGCCGCCGGTGCCGTCGAGGTCATCCGCCGCCTTCGCCTGCCCCTTCACGATGTAGGTGCGGAAGCGGTCTTTGTCGTCGAGCGCGGCGTCGCCGCTCAGGATGTTTTTCCCCAGCTCTAGCGCATCGTCAGCGCGATGCATGCCGATGCTGATCAGCACCAGGTTGCCGTCACCGTCGTCGGTCGCGAGCAGCCCGAGCGGCGACAACAGCCGGTCGAGGGATTCGCTGACGGTTTCCCCTTGTTCGATCGTGTGCACGGCGACGGGCACTTGCGTTTCGATCTCGGCAAGCACGCTGACGCCGTAGGTCGAGGCCAGCGCGTCGGCGATGCGCTCGACCGACAGCCGGGACCATTGGCCCGGGCTGTTCGTGGCAGAGCAATCGACCAGGTCGGCGGTTTTGCTGCGGCCGCGAATGCTGACGGAAATGCTGCTCTTGTCGTAGCTGATCGGCGTCGCGTCGATCCAGCCGGTGATGACGCGGTCGGCGCCGATGCGCACTTCGCATGCATCGCCCGGCTTCACGCGGCGCGCGATGTCGGCCGCCGATGCGCCGGGCCAGCTTGACGTGACGCCGATGTCGAACGACCGGGCCAGCCGCTCAATGCCGGCTTCGATGCCGACCGAGAGCCAGCCCGCGTAGTCGTTGCCGCCGACGCGCAGGGTGACGGTGTTGTCGAACGTCATGCCGATTTCCCCCGCAGCCGCTGCACCGTCAGGTCCGCGCGCTGCGCGGAGTACTCCTCCAGCGCCCATTGCCAGCGGAAGGTGCACGCCATCAGCGCGCCCTGCTCTTTCGCGAGCCAGCCGACATAGCGATGCCAGAGATAGACGTGTTCGTTATGCATGTTCAGGCGCTCAGCACTTGGAGTGCAGACGCCTGCACAAACGTCGGGTGCCGCACGCGGTTGCGCGCGACGATTTCGTCACCCCGGGCGGCGTCTTCGTAGAGGTCATATGCGATGACGCACGCCGGCAGCACGGCGCGCGGCGTGATCGTCCGCAACCGAGCCGAGTCGCGCGCGCGGGCCGACACGTCGCGCGCGACGGCGACGCTCAGCGCGGTGATCGCGGCGAACACGTCGTCGTCGGCGGTCGATGCCTCGGCATCAAGCGCGGCGACGATGCGATCGCGCAGCGACTCGGCATCGTCGGCAATCGGCAGCGACGGCATGCCGGCCAGCGCGTCGGCAGCGGTGATGATCAGCTGGGTCCGCAGCAGCGTGTCGATCGCGGCATCGTTTGCCGCGACTTGCAACGCCGCCGGCGTTGCGCTGGCATCAGTCGTGAGCGATCGGCGCTTAGGCAATCGGGTGAGCAGATCGAGCGAGCCGAAGGCGCCGCGCAGCAGCGACGCGTAATCCGCGCCGGTCACGCCCACGAACAGATCGGCGATGCCGTTAGCAAACGCGGCAGGCGCGCGCAACAGCGTCTGCACGCTGCCGATGATGCCGGCGGGGCTGACCATGCCCCACGCCCCTTGCACGGCTTTGAGCGCTGCCGCCGCGCGCGCCATTGCCGACAGCTCGACATGCTCGGGCAGGCCCGCGACGCTGATGCGCGCAGCAGCCGACGCACGCGCAGCTGTGCTCAGCGCCGACGTTGCGAGCGTGACGCGCGACTCGGTCGCGGGCGCGGCCGACGGGAACGCCAGGTCGCCGGCTTCGACGAAGCTCAGCGCGATGCGCGCCATCCCGTTTTCTTCGCGCGAGTGCGTGACGTGGCAACCACCCTTGATCGCGACCGATACCGTGCCGTACTGCGGATGCACCAACGCGCCCGGACCCTTCTGTTCGATCGCCGCGATCAGCGCGTCGCGGCGCGTCATGTAGTCGTCACCAATCACGAACGCCGGAAATGACATTTCGCGCGCCATGCGGCCGAAGTCCTGCACGAAGGGCTTGTCGCGTTGCGGGTACTCGTAGGTTTCCGTGCGTCGGCCGACGGTCATGTCGTCGCCTTCGACGTGGAACGGCACGCCCCGGAACGACGCCGGGCGCAGCTTGTCTCGCCAGCTGCTCATTGCATCCCCAGGGCGGCGGAGCGATAGCCGACATCAGGGTCGAGCGACCAGCTGGGCGACGACGTGCGGCCTTGATCGACTCGCATGCCCGGCGGGGCATCGACGAAGCGCACCGTCATTTCGCCGCTGACTTGCTGCTTGCCTTGCTGCACTGCCTGCCCGAGCAGACCGCCGTTTGCCGGCAGCCCGGCGGGCGCCGGCTGCGGCTGGGCAAACAGCGACGACGCACCGGCGCCGAACGACTTCACGCCCGCCCACATGCCGCCGTAGAACTTCGAATAGAAGTCGATGATCGGCTGCACGTACGGCTGGACCTTGGCCCACATGCCTTTGACCCACTCGACGACTTTCGTCGCGCCGGCGCAGATGCCGTCCCAAAGATCGGCAAAAAACGGCGCGATCGAACTCCAGTTGGCGATGATCATGCCGGCGGCAACAGCGAGCAGCCGGACCATGATGCCGAGCGGCGACATCGCCGTGACCATGTTGATCAAGCCGATCGCGCCCGCGACACCAAGCGCGGCGATCTTGATCGCCACGAACATGCCGGCAGCAGCAACCAGCCCGCGCACGACGCCGGGATTGTTCGATGCGAATTCCGACATCCAGCTGCTCATGCTGCCGAACATGTCGGTCATGCCCTTGGCTTCGCCCTGGAAGACGCCGCCGATTGCCGCCAATGCATTCACGGCCGTGCCGGTCGCGGCGTCCCACATGTTCTTGAGCGTGCCGAGCTGCGCGGCGACACGCGTCTGCAAGTCCGCTTGCGCCTGCATCTTCTGGTTCACTTCGTCGTAACCGGCCTTGCCCTTCTCAATCAGCAAGGACACGGCCTGGAGCACTT